AGTGGACACAATTAGACAAATACAGTCAGTGCTGGAGTATGTAATAAAAAACAATAAACCTTTGCTGATTATCGGCGATTTAGAACAAGGTGTTTTATCGGCTCTGGCAATGAATAAAATGAAAGGTGCTATCAAAGTAAATGTTATTGATGCTCCAACATATGGTATCAACAAGCAACAGATGCTTCAAGATCTTTCATTACTAACTGGCGCTACTATTATCAACGAAGACTTAGGTGATGATATGGATATGATACAGCCAGAACATTTAGGTACTTGTGTTAAAAGTGTAACATCACACCAAGACACGGTTTTACAAGTTGAAGAATCACCAGAAGAAGTACTTATTGTTATAGATAATTTAAAACAACAATTGTTAGAAGAAAAAAACCCTAACACACTTGTTAAATTAGAAAAAAGATTAGCAATGCTATCGGCTAAAATAGCTATCGTAAAAGTAGGTGCTAATTCAGAAATAGAATTAAAAGAAAAAACAGATAGAGTTGAAGACGCTATCTGCGCTACTAAAGCTGCTATTAAAGAGGGGATTGTTCCTGGTGGTGGTATTGCTCTATTAAATGCCGCAACAAATTTAAAAGCTAAGTCTATTGGTGAGACAGTTTTACTAGAAGCTATTAAAGCGCCTTTTAAAACTATTTTAGATAATGCTGGTGTTGAAAATGTTAAAACACCAAATAGAAAAGGACAAGGCTACAACGTGGTTACGGGAAAAATGGTAAATATGACAAAGTCAGGTATTATAGATCCTTTACTTGTCACCAAGAGCGCTCTTCAAAATGCAGCTTCCGTAGCGACTACGATTTTATCTACAGATTGTGTAATTAATAATTTAAGAGTTGATGAAAGCAATAGGTAGAAACATAATTATAAATAAAATAAAAAAAGGTACCACTAAAACAAAAGGTGGTCTTCTTTTAGCAGACAACCAAAAAGAAGATATAAGATACATTAAAGCATCTGTAGTATCTGTTGGTGATGAAGTAGCTGGTGTTAAAACCGGTGATTATATATATTACGATAGACACGCTGGCCATAAAATAGAATTTGAAAATAATTCTTATCATGTTATAAAATCTGGTGACGTTGTAATTGTATTATGAGACATCTAGAAGCTAGTGACATTAGAGAACTAAACCTAATGAAGCACTATAGAATTATTAGAAAGTGGGCTTGTAGAAACAACAACTTGAACGATGCAGATCTAGAACTTTTAATATATCTTGACTGTATGGAGTTTTTTACTAAAAAAGACTTTGAAATGGGTGTTTACTCTTACAGTTGGGATAACCGACGTTGGAATAGATTATTAAAAGAAAGTTGGATAGTAGTTTGGCGTAATAGAAATAGAACAACACAGAAATACAATATATACAAAGTGTCTTTCAAATGCAAGCAGCTTATAAGTAGAATATACAGAATAATGCTAGGCGAAGAGGATATTAATACGGGTAAAAGTAATAAAATTATAAATAAAAAAACATACACTGATAAGGTTATGACAAAAGCTATTTATAACGTTAATAGAGATAAAAATAGATAATATGACAAAAGGACAAATGTTAGGTCAAGGTTTTATACCGCACGACGCTATGAAAAATCTAGGCCTAGGTGTAAGGTCTTATTCCTTGAACACTTTTCCAAACATAAGAAGTGATTTTGGAGAACAGCAGGAGGTTACAAGCGGTAGAAGATATAGACCTGATTTATCTACTAATCCAGCCGCTATAGCCTTAGGTATGGAAGCACAAGACCCAAAACCTAATATGCCTCTTACTGCTTACCAAAGATATCAAATTGGAGGTGGTAAAAAACCAATGGTAGCAAGGCCTACAATTGAAAACACTGTTCAACCTGAATTTCAAGAAAAAACAAACGTTCCGCCACCTCAAGCAAATGAAGTAGCGATAAAACCTGTTTTTGATCAACCAGCTCAACAAAGTGCTAATCAAGTTTTTGGTGATTTATTTGCTAGACAAAATGCTGTTGGAGCTCCTCCTTTATTTAAGAAAAAATGTAACAAATATAAAAAATAATAATATGGATCACGATATCGATAAAATCAAAAAAAACCCTAAACTACAAGGTTCTATTGGAGAAAATGCAGTATGGGACGGGCCATTAGATAAAACTGGTTTTCCAATGGGAGTTGGAAGCAGCAGTGGTATAACTGGAATGCAAGTTTCTAAATACCCTTGCAAATGCGAGCCAGGAACACCAATTACTCAACGAGCTAAAGTTTACAGATAATGTATGTACAACACAACAGTCCGTTTTCTAAAATGGGCCAAGGGTGTGCTGAATCTGAAGGAGGATCTGGTTGCATTAAAAAAAGAGGTGACGAGTATGTCATTTTGAACAATAAAAAAGGTGGTATATGGAGAAGTGGTTTTGCATCTGAAGCAGAGGCTAAAAAAGCACTATCCGCGTATCACGCAAATAAATAATACACAATGGCAAATTTTAATAAAAAATTCATGGGTGATTCACCTATAAAGCAAGTAGCTAAAGGTAGAGTTGAAAGATTAAGAGCTAGAGCTCGACGTCGTTCTGAAAGATCTGGCGAGACTGCCGGTTACGATTATGAAGATCGTAAAGTTTTAGAGCTATTAAACAAAGCTGATAGAATAGAAAAAAGAAATAAAATTAAAGATCTTGGTTTTAAACCAGGCGGAAAGCGTAAAGGCTCTAAATATGGTGAAGACGCTAGAGTTTCATCTTCATTTGAAAGACCAGATCAAGACAGCATGCTAAACTACGGCTCACCGCTAAATTCAACAGTTACACCAGCAGTTGCTCCAACTGCAGATACGTATTATGCCGACAGAGATTTAATGGATATGTCAGATATGTATGAGGCATTTGGTGGAGAAAAAAATAATGAAAAAAAAACTCAAGTAACTAAAGAAAAAAAAGCTAAAAAAGAAGATCCTGTAGAAGATCTTTATAAAAAAGTTCAAGCAGAAAATCAAGCTAAAATTGATAAACAGCAAAAAGATTTAGAAAAACAAAATATAAGAACTAAAACCTTACAAGAAACGACTACAATGAAATGGATACCAAATTCAGAAGGTTCCACTCAAGGTAGTTTTCAAAGGGTTGATGCTAAAGGAAATATATATACACCAGAACCAGGAAAAGAATATAAGAAAATATTTGATCCACAGGCTGTTATTAAATCAATAATGAGATAAAATGGAAAAAGGACATTACGGGCAATACACAGGAAATAATAGATGTTGTATGAATCACGCTCATACAAAAGTTACAGCTAGCGACTACAGAGCTACAGAGCGAGATGATGCCGCTCATATTGACTATTTAAAGCGTGATATTAGATATGACGCTAAACATGGGCACAGCGATGCTAGCATGATTGCAGACGAAAAACACATCTCTAAGCTTGCTGGAGATATGAAATACGATAAAAAACATAAATCACCAGCAGCTAAGAACTGCTTCTAAAACTAAAAACTATGGCTTATTCACCAGCGAAACACACATCGCAGAAATACGGAAAAGATAACGAAGGACACTACCACTACAAAGACAAAGATGGTAAACCAACTGCTAGATTTAGTACAACACCAGTTAAAATGGAAAGTGCTAAACAAGAGAAACACAACCTAATGTATGACAATCCAATTGCTAAAGATGCATCTTGGATGTCAAAGCATAGTAAATCACATTTTTCATCTCCATTGCAAAGCAGAGGCGGCGATGAAAGATCAACATCAAAATCTAAACCAAAAAAAGAAAAAGGATTTTTTGACAAAGTAAAAGATGAGGTAAGTGAAGTTATTTATGATTACAAAGGCGATGGTAACATGGTCAGTAGAGCGTATAACAAAGCTTTTCCAACTCCAAGAGGTGGATATAGACCAATAATAAAAGATGGTAAAGTAAATTACGATCCAAATAGATTATAAAATAAACAGATTAGGACTGTATAAACCTAGCCAAAAACACAAACACTAACAACAACAAAAACAAAAACAAAATGGCAAAATTTATTAAATTTAACATTACTGGAAATGCTTCTCAATTTGAAAATGGAGAGTTATTAGTTAATGTTGATCAAATCGGAAAAGTGGAACAAACAGCAGCTCAAACTTTAGTTGTAACATTTGCTCCTGGAGCTAGTGGAGTAGCTACATTAACTTTAACAGCTTCTACTGTTGCTGATTCTGCTGCTGCAGTAAATCCAGTATATGCAACTGGAGCTCCATTAAAGCAAGCTGTAAACAAAGCTTTAACAGCTAATCCAGGCGGAGTAAAAGCTTCTGTTCAAGCTCCAAAAGATGATGCAGAAGCTACAGTTTATTTTGTAGATTACGCATTCGCATAATTATGAAATCAACGGGTTTAGGAGACGACATAGAAAAGTTTACTAAAGCCACTGGTATTAAAAAAGTAGTAGACACAATGAGCAGGGGGTTAAATATCCCTTGCGGTTGTGCTGCTAGAAAAGGAGCATTAAATAAGATGTTTCCATACAAAAACTAATATGGCTTTTAAATTAAATAATCCACCTTACAAGGTAGACAATACTCCTATTTATAAAGTAGATATGGAAGAGGGCGTAATGGGCAAAGCTAATAATAATGGCTCTATACTACTTAGCAAAGATTTAAGTCCTGAAGAAGCTGATGACGTAGTTGCTCATGAAAAAATACATTTGGAACAAATGCGTAGAGGTGATCTTGACTACGATAATGATTACGTTTACTGGAAAGGTAAAAAATATTCTAGATCACAAATGCAAGAAGGAGCTAAAAACTTACCTTGGGAAGCCGAGGCATATAGAAGATCATAATGAAAAAAATTTGGCAATGGCTTACTGGTTCCGTCATAAAAGAAGTTGGCGAGGTTTTAGATAATCTTACAACCACTAAAGAAGAAAAACTAGAAGCACAGCGTCTTATTACAGAAATTCTTGAGAAAGCCGACAAAGAAGCTCAAGAACAAGTTACAGCAAGATGGGAAGCAGATATGCAATCTGATTCTTTCTTATCTAAAAATATTCGCCCATTAGTACTTATATACTTAACAGTTATATTTACTGTGTGCGCTTTTTTTGACGGAAACGTTGGAGAATTTAAAATAGCAGAAGAATATATCCCAATATTCCAAACTCTTCTTGTCACGGTGTACGGCGCGTATTTCGTGGGTCGTACTTGGGAAAAAGCAAAAGCAATTAATAAAAAATAAATAAACTAAAAAATGGGACAATACGGAAATCAACCTGATTTTATAACTGAAGTATTATACGAAGGATCTGGTGATGATAATATTAATTCAAGCACTTTTTTAAATGGCGCTATAATGTATGTGGGTGACACTGCCGGTGGAGATGTTATTAGAGCAATACCTGTTGGTCGCACTAGAGATGGTCAAGTAACTGGTACTAACATAACAGAAGGCGGAGCTGGTTATACGGCTGGAACTAATATAGCTACTATAGGCGGTAGTGGTACTGGCCTAACTGTAGACACGACTGTAGTAGCTGGTGAAGTAACTGCTATTGCTATAAACAACGCTGGCAAGGGATATAAAATTGGTGATGTAATAAGAGTAGGCGGCTCAGCAACTACTGGTTGTGATTTTACTGTAAACGCAATAAGCAACTTACCAACAGGTCAAGAAGCAATAACTATTTTTGGTTGCCAAGAAGGTGTAATATTACCTTTTGTTGTTGATTATATTTTAGCAACTAATACTACAGCTGGAAAAATAATAGCAGGTAAGTAATGGCAATTGGAACAGGTATTAGATTAAGTATACCTCATGCAGAGAAGAAGTAATTTCTGAATAAATAGTGTAACTATATTAAAATAAATCAATTAAATTAAATCAAATGGCAAAAATTACAAAAGAACAATTAGAAAACGTTGTAAAAACAAACAAAGAGTTAGAAGATACTGTACTAGAAATAGGTATTTTAGAAAGCAAAAAACATGGATTGCTACATAAGGTTGCTGAAGTAAACAAAGTTTTAGAAGAGCAAAAAGTAGAACTTGAAAAGCAATACGGTAAAATATCTATTGATCTTAAAACTGGTGAATACACAGAAATAACTGAAGAAGCGTAATGAACTCAGTTATAAGAAAAATCAGTATTGGTTCTGACTATAAGAACGACGCTATGCATTACTCTGTAGGCCAACAGGTTTACGGTGGTCATGAAATAGCGTATATACTATTTGATGAGTCTGATAATTCTTATAATATTCATATAAAGAAAAACAATGAAGTACTACCTTGGAAAAAATTTAATTCAAACATGGCAGTATCAGTTGAATATGATTTAGAGTATTAATGAGAAGCTTATATGACTTTATAGTCAAGCCAGTTGGCGAAAAGTATAATAATACAGTTAGAATAGGTGACAAAGATTTAGTTGTAAATACTAAAATTGAAAACTGGAAATTTGTAAATAGAATAGCTGAAGTTATAGAAACACCATTAGCGTTTAATTCTAATATAGAAAAAGGAAACTTAGTGGTTATACATCAAAACGTGTTTAGAACGTTTTATGACATGAAAGGTAATAAGAAAAAAAGTAGATCTTATTTTAAAGACGATTTATTTTTCTGTGGAGCTGATCAAGTTTATTTATATAAAAACGAAAAAGGCTGGAACACTGTTGGTGACAGATGCTTTATAATGCCTATAAAAAGTAATGATCCTCTAACAATCGATAAAGAACGAAGTCTTGTTGGTATATTAAAATATGGTAATAAGTCGTTAGAAGCGCTAGAAATAAACCCAGGAGACTTAGTAGGTTATACACCTAATGGCGAATGGGAGTTTTTGGTTGATAATAAGAGACTTTACTGTATGAAATCTAATGATATTGTAATTAAATATGAACACCAAGGAAACGAAGAAGAATATAATCCACGCTGGGCGCAAAGCAGTTGAAGAATTAATAAAAGTTGCAAAAGAACCAATAGTTGATTCTGATGACGATATATCAGCTGATAGATTAAAAAACGCTGCTGCTACAAAAAAGCTAGCTATATTCGATGCGTTTGAAATACTTGCTAGAATAGAAAACGAAGAGGACTTGTTAAACGATAAACCTAAAAAAGTAAAAGAAGAAAGAACTTTTAAAGGTTTTGCAGAAGGAAGATCTAAGTAATGTACAAGCAAACTCTATTTAAGGTTTTAGAAGACCACATTAAACCTAAAACTATTCAGCGTATTAACCGTTATAAAAAATGGGAATACGGGTACAACAAAGAACACGATGTTGTTGTTATAAGCAAAAGTGGCCAAATTGGTGAAATATATGAAATACAAAATCTAAAAATAGCATTACCAAAAGAGCGTAATGTTCATAGATTTGAATCTGACACTTGGGAATATACTGAATATCCTAAAGTTTTAAAAAAGATTAAATCAGTGTTTGATTGGGAAGAATACCCTTTAGATTTTAAAGAAAAATGGTATGATTACATTGATAATGAATTTAATAAAAGAGAACAAGGCTTTTGGTTCTATAATAAGGGTGTGGCTACTTACATTACTGGTACTCACTTTATGTACTTGCAGTGGAGCAAGATTGACGTTGGGCAACCAGACTTTAGGGAGTCAAACAGATTATTTTTTATATTCTGGGAGGCTTGTAAAGCCGATGCACGATCTTACGGAATGTGTTATCTTAAGAACAGACGTTCAGGATTTTCTTTCATGTCATCAGCAGAAACCGTTAATATGGCGACAATTACGTCAGATGCACGGTACGGTATCTTGTCTAAATCTGGCCCCGATGCTAAGAAAATGTTTACAGACAAGGTCGTACCAATATCAGTCAACTACCCGTTCTTTTTCAAACCCATCCAGGACGGTATGGACAGGCCAAAGACAGAACTCGCCTATAGAGTACCGGCCACAAAATACACTAGGCGTAAACTTGAAACCAACGAAAAGCTTCAAGAGCTCGACGGGCTCGATACAACCATTGACTGGAAAAACACGGGTGACAACTCGTACGATGGGGAAAAATTAAAACTACTTGTACACGATGAAAGTGGAAAGTGGGAAAAACCAAATAATATTCTAAACAACTGGAGGGTTACAAAAACCTGTTTAAGGTTAGGTTCTAGAATTATTGGTAAGTGTATGATGGGAAGTACATCAAATGCTTTAGATAAAGGTGGTAGTAACTTCAAAAAATTATACAATGACTCAGACGTTACGAAAAGAAACGCCAATGGACAGACTAAGTCAGGATTATATTCTTTGTTCATACCTATGGAATGGAACTACGAAGGATACATTGATTCTTATGGCTTACCTGTATTCGACACACCGAGTAAAGCAGTTAAAGGTCCTCAAGGCGAAGAAATAGATTTAGGTGTAATAGAATACTGGGAAAATGAAGTTGAAGGTTTAAAGCAAGATCAAGATGCTTTAAACGAATTTTATAGACAATTTCCTAGAACTACAAAACACGCGTTTAGAGATGAGTCAAAAGAATCTTTATTTAATCTAACTAAAATATACGAGCAAATAGATTTTAACGAAGATTTAAAAAATTCTATAAATGTAACAAAAGGTAATTTTTTGTGGAAAGATGGGATTAAAGATAGTGAGGTTGTTTTTATGCCAAATGACAGTGGTAGGTTCAATATTACTTGGGTTCCACCTGTTAACATTCAAAACAACGTAGTAACTAAAAATGGTATTAAATATCCTGGTAATGAGCACGTTGGTGCTTTTGGATGTGATCCATATGATATATCAGGTACAGTTGACAAAAGAGGTTCTAATGGTTCTCTTCATGGGCTTACAAAGTTTTCAATGACTGATGCTCCACCAAATCATTTTTTTTTAGAATATATATCTAGACCGCAAACGGCTGAGATATTCTTTGAAGATGTTTTGATGGCCTGTGTATTTTACGGTATGCCGATATTAGCTGAAAATAATAAACCAAGACTGCTTTATCATTTTAAACGTAGAGGTTATAGAGGTTTTTCAATGAATAGACCTGATAGAAAAAGAAACAAACTTTCGGTAACAGAAAGAGAATTAGGTGGAATACCAAATTCAAGTGAAGATATAAAACAAGCCCATGCCGCAGCTATAGAGTCTTATATAGAAGATTTTATAGGTTTAAGAGAAAGAGGTTATGGTGATATGTATTTCCAGCGTACACTAGAAGACTGGGCTAGATTTAACATAAACAATAGAACAAAGCATGATGCATCTATAAGTTCTGGTTTAGCTTTAATGGCTTGTAATAAACATAGATATGCGCCAAGTGCTCCAAGGAAATTAGTGTCATATGATTTAGGCATTAAAAAATATGATAACAGAGGAAATACGTCAAAAATAATAAGTTAATGAATATATATACCAATACTAGAAGTGCATTTCCTAGCCAAGTTGTTAGTGATCAAGAGAAAGCTAGCATTGAATATGGTAAGCAAGTTGCTCAAGCCATAGAAGGCGAATGGTTTGATCAAGGTAGAACAACAGGTAACAGGTATTTAACTAATTGGAATAACTATAATCAATTAAGACTATATGCTAGAGGTGAACAAAGTGTTCAAAAATATAAAGATGAATTATCTATAAATGGTGATTTGTCTTATCTTAATTTAGACTGGACACCGGTTCCTATTTTGTCTAAATTTGTAGACATAGTTGTTAATGGAATATCTCAAAAGTCTTACGATGTAAAAGCATATGCTCAAGATCCTGAGTCGGTAAGAAAAAGAACTAATTATGCTTCTAAGTTATATGAAGATATGCTTGCTAAAGAATATTTAGAAAGTTTAGAAGCAACACTAGGTATTGATGCTTATCAATCAGCTAGTAAAGACATAGTGCCAGAAACACCTGAAGATTTAGAACTTCATATGCAGCTTAGTTATAAGCAGTCTATAGAAATAGCGCAAGAAGAGGCTATATCTAGTGTTATGGCTCAAAATAAATACGATTTAACTAGAAAAAGGTTAAACATGGATTTAGCTGTGCTTGGTATAGCGGCAGTTAAAACAGATTTTAACACAGCTGAAGGCGTTACTATAAAGTATGTCGATCCAGCTTATATGGTTTATTCATATACAGAAGATCCTAACTTTGAAGATATATACTACGTTGGTGAGGTTAAATCTATAACAATACCAGAACTTAAAAAAGAATTTCCTGGAATACCAACAGCTGAGTTGGAAATGATAGAAAAAATGCCTGGTAATAAGTCATATATAACTGGTTACGGTAATTATGATAATAATACTGTACAAGTTTTATATTTTGACTATAAAACATATCATAATCAAGTTTTCAAAATAAAACAAACAGAACAAGGTTTATTAAAAGCTATTGAAAAACCAGATACTTTTAACCCACCTGAAAATGATATGTTCGAAAGAGTTTCAAGATCTATAGAGGTTTTATACAGTGGTGCTAAAGTTTTAGGAACTGATATAATGTTAGACTGGAGTTTGTCAGAAAATATGACTAGACCTACTGCAGATACTACAAAAGTTAGAATGAATTATGCTATTTGTGCTCCTAGAATTTACAAGGGTAGAATAGAGTCTATGGTTAGTAAGTGTACTGGTTTTGCTGATATGATTCAATTAACGCACTTAAAGCTACAGCAAGTTATATCTCGTATGGTGCCAGACGGTGTTTATTTAGATATGGACGGTTTAGCTGAAGTTGATCTTGGTAATGGCACAAACTATAATCCAGCTGAAGCATTAAACATGTATTTTCAAACTGGTTCTATTGTAGGTAGATCACTTACACAAGACGGTGATATGAATGCAGGTAAAGTACCTATTCAAGAACTTCAAAGTAGTGGTGGTAATGCTAAAATAGCTAGTTTAATTCAAACTTATCAGTATTACTTACAAATGATACGTGATGTAACGGGGCTTAATGAAGCTAGAGATGGAAGCTTGCCAGATAGAAACACATTGGTAGGTTTACAAAAATTAGCCGCTAACGCTTCTAATACAGCAACTAGACACATATTACAGTCTAGCTTATATTTAACTCTTAGAACATCAGAAAATGTTGCTCTTAAAATAGCTGACGCATTAGAGTTTCCATTGACTAAAAACTCTTTAAAAAATTCTATATCTACTTTTAATGTTAGAACATTAGAGGAAATAGTTAATTTAAATCTTCATGATTTTGGTATTTTCTTAGAACTAGAACCAGACGAAGAAGAGCAAGCGCAGTTGGAACAGAACATACAAGCTGCGATTGCACAAGGTGGTATTGATTTAGAAGACGCTATAGATTTAAGACAAATAAAAAATCTTAAATTAGCTAACCAAATGTTAAAGGTTAAGCGTAAAGCTAAAGCTGTTCAAGATCAAGCTAATCAACAAGCTAATATTGCTGCACAAGCCAGCGCTCAAGCTGAAACAGCCGAAAGAACAGCTATGGCTGAAGTTCAAAAGCAAGAAGCTATTAGTGGTTCTAAAGTACAGTACGAGCAAGCTAAAAATCAAATGGAAATACAACGTATGCAAATACAAAGTGAGCTTGAAATGCAGAAGATGCAAAAGCGATTTGAGTTTGATTTACAACTTAAACAAATGGAAGTTCAAGCTACTACTACAAAAGAGCAAGAAATAGAAGATAGAAAAGACAAGCGTATAAAAATGGAAGGTACGCAACAAAGTAAAATGATCACACAAAGACAAAATGATGGACCTTCAATAAATTTTGAAATGCAAGAAGGTGTTCCAGCAGAGGATATTGATCCATTTGTTTAATTTTTTTTAATTATTTAATTATATTATATTATGTCAACAGAAGTAAAACAAGAAGGTGAGTTCAAAATTAAAAAGAAAACACCTAAAAAATTAACAGAAGTTAAAGATAACGTTACAAAAGTAAACGTTAATCCAAAAGAACCTTTGATTGAATTAGAACCAGAGGTTAAAAAAGTAGTAATTCCAAAAAAACAAGAAGATGCCGTTCAAGCACAAGAGACAAATGATAGCAATGTTATTGTCGAAAAATCCAAAGACAGTAGCGACAGCGAAGGAGTGGTTGAAGAAGTACGGGCCGCCGAAAAAGAAGTAAGTCCATTAAAAGAAGTTTCTGCAGAAGAAGTTAAAAAAGTAGAAGCTGAATTTAAAGAAGCCATTAGAGATGAAAAAATTCTAGGTAAACAATTACCTGAAAACATTGAAAAGTTAGTTTCTTTTATGGAAGAAACAGGTGGTACAATAGAGGATTATACAAGATTAAATGCTGATTATTCTAGCATCGATGATAAAACTTTATTAAAAGAATACTATAAGAAAAATAAACCTTATCTAGACGATTCAGATGTTAGTCTATTATTAGAAGATTTTGAATATGATGAAGATCTAGATGAAGAAAAAGATATACGCAAGAAAAAACTTGCATTTAAAGAAGAAGTTGCAAAAGCCAGAAACTTTTTAGAGGAAACTAAGAGTAAATATTACGATGAAATCAAGTTGAGATCAAGCGTAAACCCTGAAGCTCAAAAAGCTATGGACTTTTTCAATCGATATAATAAGGAGCAAGAACAAGCTCAGCAACAACATCTTAAATTCAAAGAATCTACTAATAAGCTTTTTGGTGATAATTTCGAAGGTTTCGATTTTAAAGTAGGCGAAAAAACTTATAAGTACAGTATTCAGAATAAAGATAAAATTGCAGAAAGACAGTCAGACATAACAAACCTCGTAGGGAAGTTCCTAGACGAAAGCGGTAATGTTATAGACGCGGCTGGATATCACAAAGCTATGTATGCTGCTGAAAATGTAGATCGCATTGCAGCTCATTTTTATGAACAAGGAAAAGCAGACGCTGTAAAAGACGTTGTAAACAATTCAAAAAATCTTAGTAGTTCTAAAGCTAGATCTACTCAAGGCGAAGTGTTTATCGGCGGATTTAAAGTTAAAGCTATTTCTGGTGCTGATTCTACAAAACTTAGAATTAAAACAAAAAAATTTAACTAAAAAAATTATTTATCATGAGTTTAACTCCTCAATTTGGTAGTATTGTACCTAGTGCAACTCAACAAACTTTAGCTAATAACTATCTAGTATTTGATGGTGCTGCTGGTGGAAATTTTGCACAACAATATTTACCTGAAATTTACGAACAAGAAGTAGAGCGTTACGGAAACCGTACGTTATCTGGATTCTTAAGAATGGTTGGCGCTGAAATGCCAATGACTTCTGATCAAGTTATTTGGTCTGAACAAACAAGATTGCATATTGCTTATAACGATTGTGATCTTCCTGCTGCAACAACTATCGATGTTAATCCTGGTGCTGCTGCTGATATTACAAATGTAGTATCTATTAATGATACAGTTGTGGTAATGCAACCAAGTACAGGTTTAGAAGCAAAAGGTATCGTTATTGGTAGTGCTGGTTCTGTATTAACTGTTACTTTGTTCTCAGGTAATACTTTACAAGGTGTATTTGGAGCTGCTGCTGCTGATCTTAAACTATTTGTTTACGGTTCTGCTTATCAAAAAGGAACTGCACTAACTGACGCTACAGGTGTTAATGCTAAAAGAGTATCTGTTGATCCTTCTTTTAAGCAATTTTCTAACTCACCAGTTATTATCAAAAACCAATATGTAATTAATGGTTCTGATATGGCTCAAATCGGTTGGGTTGAAGTTGCCACTGAAGACGGTGCATCTGGTTACCTATGGTACTTAAAAGCTGAATCTGAAACTCGTTTACGTTTTGAAGATTACTTAGAAATGGCTTTAGTAGAAGGTGAGCAAAATGCAAATGCTGGTGCTGGTGATTATCAAACTGATTTGTTACCAGGAACAGAAGGTTTATTTGCTGCTATTGAAGATAGAGGTAACGTAAACGTTGGTTTTACAGCTGCTGCTGGTCTTACTGCTTTTGATGCTATTTTGAAAAACTTAGACACTCAAGGTGCTATTGAAGAAAATATGTTATTCTTACAAAGACAAACTGCTCTTGATTTTGACGACATGTTAGCTTCTATATCTGGTGGTGCTCAAGGTGGTACTGCTTATGGATTATTTGAAAACTCTGAAGAAATGGCTTTAAATCTTGGATTTAGCGGTTTCCGTAGAGGATCTTATGATTTCTATAAAACTGATTGGAAATACTTAAACGATGCTTCTACTCGTGGAGCTATCGATGGTGTTAATTCAATCGAAGGTGTATTAGTACCTGCTGGAACTTCTACTGTTTACGATCAAATCTTAGGAACTAACATTCGTCGTCCATTCTTGCACGTACGATACAGAGCTTCTCAAGGTGATGACCGTCGTATGAAGTCTTGGTTAACTGGTTCTGCCGGTGGTGCGTTTACTTCAACTCTTGTTGCTATGGAAGCTAACTTCCTGTCAGAAAGATGTTTAGTAACACAAGCTGCTAACAACTTTGTACTCTTCAAAGGAGTGTAATTACTTTAAAATCTTGGGGTCGCGTATTGCGGCCTCAAGGTTTTTATTATTAACTATTTAATTTTATTATATCATGGCTAAAAAAGCTAAAGCAGAAGAAACTGTTGAGGTTGCACCTCAGCCAGTGGTTACAAAAAAGCCACAATCCCCAGCTAAACCAAGCTGGGAAATTAAAGATAGAATTTACTATTTAAAAGGAAATAAAAATCCTTTAACATTAACAATACCAAGTAAGCACACGCAAAAACACTCTTTGCTTTATTTTGATAAACAAACTGGAACTCAAAAAGAAATAAGATATGCTACTAATCAAGCGTCTTGCTTTGTAGACGAGCAAAAAGGCGAGGCTACTCTTGGTCATATTATTTTTCAAGATGGAACATTAAAAGTTCCACAGAATAAACAAAACCTACAAAAACTACTTTCATTATATCACCCATTAAAAGGTAGGTTATATGAAGAGTTTGATGCAGTTGAAGTAGCTGAAGATGAATTAGATATTTTAGATCTTCAAATAGATGCTTTAAATGCTGCTAGAAGTATAGACGTAGATCACGCTGAAGCAATATTAAGAGTAGAGTTAGGATCAAAAGTAAACTCAATGAGTTCAAAAGAACTAAGAAGAGATTTACTATTGTTTGCTAGAAACAATCCTGCTTTATTTATAAATCTTGCTAATGATGATAATGTTCAATTAAGAAACTTTGCTGTAAGAGCTGCTGAAGCTGGAATAATTAAGTTGTCTCAAGATCAAAGAACATTTACATGGGGATCAAATGGTAGAAAACTAATGAACGTACCTTTTGATGAAAATCCATATTCGGCCTTTGCTGCTTTCTTGAAAACAGACGAAGGGGTTGAAGTCTATAAATCTATAGATAAAAAACTATAAAAACAAGTGATACTAATATAGGCGGTTTCGGCCGCCTTCTTAGTATTTATATAAAAATATAAAATGGCAGTAAACGTAAACACAGTATACACAACAGTCTTGTACATATTAAACAAAGAACAAAGAGGTTATGTAACACCTGCTGAATTTAATAGTATTGCTGATTTAGTACAGAAAGAAATATTTAATTCTTATTTTCCTGATGCTAACCAGCAAAACAGAAAAAACCAAAACAACACAGAGAACGATACAGAGTTTTTTAACATGTTTAAAGACATTGCTTACAAATTGTATCCGTTTGAAAAAGAAATAGCGTTTACGTACGATTCAGCTAATAATTCTTTTTATAATGCCACTTCTGATACTATCTACAAAATAGGTGAAGTTATAACAACATATAACGGTCAACCTAGGTATCAGTCTATAACTCAGTTAGTTAGTAAAAAAGATTTTGACAAAATTACAAGATCAAAACTAACCGCTCCAACAAAACAATATCCTTTATTTATTACAACAAACGCTACGCCAGTAGGCTTAACAAATCAACTAGCACTAGTAATATCACCTTTACCTGCAGCTACTGACGGTGTTAGTGTTAATTGTATTACAAACCCAACGTCTCCAGTATGGGGTTATAATGTTGGTGCATTAGGACAGTATCAGTTTGTTGACGCTTCGATAGTTGGTTCTACGTCTGTTAATTTTCAACTAGATATATCAGAGCAAACCAATATAATTATAAATATATTAAAATATTTTGGAGTTGTAATAAACGATCCTACTATAATTGATGTTGCAGCTCAAGAAGCTCAAGCAACTGAAGTAAATAAAAAATCTTAAATAAATGAGCACAGAAACTAACCAACAATACTATCAAGGCGCTCAACCATTTGTAGCAGTAACTGGTCAAGTTAATTTTACGACTACATTTGATACAGATTTAGTTTTAGGCAGCGTGAATCCTACAGACATAGATTACGCTTTAAATAATTTTAAAATATATAAAAGTGAAACTGGATTACCAGGTAGTTTTTCAGAAATTACATCTGGTTATAGCGTAGCTAACAATATAATAACTTTTACAAACGCACCTTTTGATGATACGCCTTCTACACCATATATTGTAGTTCAATTAAAAACACTTAGCGGTGGAAACTATGGTAATCAAGATGCTTTTGGACAAACTGTTGAAGAAAACTATGGTGGTTATGAATATATAACATTAAACGATGCTATAGATAACTTTATGGTTGGTTATGTTGGTGACGGTAAAATACTTCAAAAATGTAAAAAATCTGATGTATTATTCTTTGCTAAAAGATCTTTGCAAGAATTTAGTTATGATACATTGAAAAGTGTACACTCTCAAGAGTTAACAGTACCTGCTTCGTTGAGTATTGTTTTACCTCAAGACTATGTAAACTATGTTAGAGTTTCACGTATAGATGAGTTAGGTATAAAAAGAATAATATATCCAGCAAATAACTTAACAATAAATCCATACAATAACCCAGTGCAAGACGCGGCTGGTGTTCCTACCCAAGACAATTTTGGCTCTAACATTGAAGGAACCTCTATAACTGAAGAGCGGTTTAAAAAAGCTAATTTAGATTTACTAAACTTTAATTTATTAGATAATTTTCAAGATTTTGCTTACTGGTGGAATCTTTATGGTTTTGATGGTAATTTTAATACGGGTAGACTATACGGCTCTGATCCACAAACATCTCAAGTAAATGGTTGGTTTAGCATAAATCATAGAGAAGGTAAAATGTCTTTTTCTAATGATTTAGCAGATAAGCTAATCGTATTAGAATACATATCTGACGGTTTAGCAGCTGATCTTGACACTAAAGTTCCAAAGCTAGCAGAAGATGCTCTATATGCTTCTATACTATATAATATAGTATCCACAAGATCTGGCCAACAAGAATATTTAGTACAACGGCTTAAAAGAGATAGAAGTGCTAAACTAAGAAATGCAAAAATTAGATTATCAAACATAAAACTTGATGAGTTTGTACAAGTTATGCGTGGTAAGTCTAAATGGATAAAACACTAAAATTAAATGGCAGAGATTAAAAATAGTTTCATCAAGTCTAAAATGAATAAAGATCTTGATGATAGATTAATCCCTAATGGTGAATATAGAAACGCTGTTAATGTATCTATAAATAAATCTACTGGAGAAAACGTAGGAACAGCTCAAACTGTTTTAGGCAATAAGTTAATTGCTTCTATTGATTCATTGCTTGGTAAAACTGACCTTCAATTTATAGGTGCTTTACCGGATGATACTAATAATATTATATACGCTTTTCTAACCAACAATATATTAGAACCGTATGTAGCAAATGGATCAGTTGGAAACAATCAAACATACCCTGATAATCAAGACACTTCAACTGGAGGTCCAATAAGTATCACTGCGGGTGGTAGTACTTATACTACAGAAATAACAGGTGAAACTACAAATATTACAGTTGCTAATGCAGACGCTAAAGGTTTAACAGTTGGTATAACAGTTGATGGTACAGGTCAAGTAACTAGTGCGACTATAATTAGTTTTGGCGCAGGATACACTGCTGGAGATGTTGTTCAAATAGACGGAGGCAATAACGCGGCTAGATTAACTATAGAATCTATACTTCCTTCGGATAGCGTTATAGTTTCATACAACATAAGCTCTGGGAATTTAACCACTCTTGTTGATGGATCTTTTTTAAATTTTTCTACGCTATATCCAACAACTGGTATAAACTTACTAGAAGAATTATTATTTTTTACCGACAATAGAAACCAACCTAGAAAAATAAATATAAATAGAGATAGCACATATTACACTACAGAAGATCAAATATCAGTAGCTAAATACTATCCTTATGAAACTATACAGCTTTATCAACCTAGCCAAGCTTCTGGTGCTATTTTTGCAACAGCAGATTTATCTTCAGCTGTAAATAATTCTAACATTTTACCTTTAACTAGTGCTACAGGATCTGTTGTCCCTTCTAATGGTGATGGTGTTATTGGTACTAATGCAACCTTAGTTAATGCTGGTTTATCATATACAACAGGTTTGTATGCAACTACAGGTGGTTTAGGTAGTGGTTTAATTATAAACGTAACAAGTGTAAGTGGCCCTGGAGAAATAATAAGTTTTACTATAACTGACCCAGGTAAAGGATATGTTAATGGCGAAACAATAACTGTTATTGGTGCTACAGGAAATAACGCTGCTACTTTACTAATAAACGTTGTTAACAGCAATACATTTATAATATCAGAAAACTGGCCAACAGACGTTACAGTTAATCAAAACCTAACGCTTCCGGCTGGAACAGCATTAAGTTTTGTTGAAGCTGAGACAACAATGCAAGATGCTATAAGCGAGTATCTACCTGTTCAAGCTAATTCTGACATATTAAATATAACTTCTCCTACAGATTTTGATTTAACTTTATCTAACTACGTGGGCGAAGTAGATGTTGTAGGATTAAATGTTTTTCTAGAAGACTCTAGTGGCGATTTTATAGACACTGGATCCACGGTCACTTTTTTTAATAAAGTAACCGCTTCTAACTTTATACAAATACAATGCACGCCAGGCATAACCTCTCCAGACTACGTGCCAACAACAAACGTTAAATTAGCTTTAGCAAATCCTTACTTTGACAATATATTTAAAGATAATGCCAACGTAGATTTTTTAGAAGATAAATTTGTAAGATTTTCATATAGATTTAGATTTGATGACGGTGAATACTCTTTAATAGCTCCATTTACGCAACCATGTTTTATACCTAAACAAGATGGTTATTTTAGAAATACAGAGTTTGGAGCTTCTGATGAAGAGTTAACAGATGAAGAAAAGGCATATAGAAGTACTGAAGTTGGCTTTATGGAAAATAAAGTTAATAAAATACTTTTAAATGTTCCTTTACCTTCTTCAGCTAATGACTTAAATAACTTTTTAAAAGTTGTTGAGTTAGATATATTATATAAAGAATCTGATCAAACAACTATAAAAGTGGTTGAAAGTATACCTCTTGAAAATAACGTTTACGGTGAAAGTCCTTATTATCAATATGAATATGGATCAAAACCTCCATTTAAAGTTTTACCACAAAAAGAAACCACTAGAGTTTCTGATAAAATACCAGTAAAAGCTGTATCTCAAGAAGTCGTAAGTAATAGAGTTATATATGGTAATTTTCAAGATAAACACACGCCACCTAAGTTTTTAGATTATACATTAGGAGCCGGCGCTAAAGAAGAAGATTTTTTCATAAGCAACAACGTTGTTAACAATTATACTAGCATCGTAGAATATCCAAACGCTGGTTTAAAACAAAATAGAAACTATGAAGTTGGCGTTGTACTATCAGATAGATTTGGAAGACAGTCTACTGTAATTTTTTCTAAGTCTAGAATTGGCGGTCAATCTAGTTTTTTAGCTTCTTCTATATTTACGCAGTTTAGAAGTTTAGAAGACAATCAATCTAGTTCTAGCAATCCAACAAATGGTATACCCTATTTTGATGGAGATTCATTAAAAATACAATTTAATGATTTTATATCTAGTATAAAAAATCCTACAACAGGAGCGCCTGGTTTGTATAATGGTGACCCTAATTCAGCGAGTTATAATCCATTAGGTTGGTATTCTTTTAAAATAGTAGTCAAGCAAACTGAGCAAGAATATTACAATGTCTATGTTCCTACGGCTATGGCTGCTTATCCGTTAGAGAGAGACAAAGAGGTAGAAAATACATCTCATATAGTTTTATACAATGACAATATAAATAAAATACCTAGAGATTTAACAGAAGTAGGTCCAACTCAAAGAGAGTTTAGAAGTAGTGTTAGGCTATTTCCTAAAGTGGCAAACAACGTAGGCAAGGTTGAAGATTTGTCAATCAACTACCAATACTACACCGGTAGAACACCAGATATAACAACAACGATAGCTACTATAAAAGATTTATTTAATTATGAAGAGTTTCCAGCTATTACAACTGGAGAGTACGTTTTTTATAATTTTGAATATACTAAAACTGGTACTGTTGGTGAGGAAAGATTTCCAGACGCAAGTTCTCTTATAGCTAGAATAAACACAAACAAGCAATTTGGTGTTCAAGTTCCAACGCCTAGCGGTTTTTATAATCTTGCGCCAAAGCTAAATGTGTTAGAAACAGAACCTATAGTTTCTTTATTAGACATATATTACGAAACTTCTACAACAGGTAGAATAGATTTATTAAATAAAGCTATTGACGAAGGGCCTCCACCAAGCGTTTTTGATAGAATACAAGGTGGTGCTTGGAAATTAAACGAGGGCATGGAAGGTTTAAATGCCTCGCCTGTAACTGATGAAGATATTGACGTAACAGCCCCTTTTAAACCAGTTAGACTTGATGGTTCTGACTTTACAAATCCAGCTCAAAACAGTTGTAACTTAATATCTGTAACAAATCAAGTTGGTGGTGGATCAAACCCTAACACAGAAAATCAAGAGGGTATTCTATATTACAATTCATCAAATGAAGCTTTAGGTATATTTAAAGTTGTTCCAACAGATGTAGCTAGTCCAAATGGTTTCTTTAAGATAGTGTTATGTTTAGCCGCATCTCCATCAACAAGTATTAATAGCATACCTGGTTTAGTTGTCACAGATAATCCTTTAGACCACACATACACGTTTAATTTAGAGTTTGATAATCCAGAATCTGGAGCGCCTTTGATTGAAGAAATAACAGGTGTTTTAGGCAATGTAGCACCACAACAGCCAATCATAACGATACCAAAAGCAACTTTGACGCTTTCTTGTGGTACAGGTTTTACTACAATACCTTCTGCAGTTTTTAATGTAGACGAAGATTTTGGACCTTTGTTTAAATTGTCATCTGAAAATGGTTCTTCTACAGAAAATTTAGATCAATTAAATCTAGATTTTGAAATAGCTTTACTAGAGCAATTTAATACTGTAAGCGGTGTTTTTGAAGTTATAAATCCAAATACTAAGTTTTTTATAGATCCAAACGCTTCTGCTCCAAATTTTGGAATAGGTGTCGCTGTGAGTGTGCCTCAAAACAATACTTTAGAGAGCAACATAGCATACCGATTAACGATAAGAGTAACAGATGGTAATGGAGCCGCAGGTGAATGCACTGTTAGTTTTGAGTTTATAAAAGCGCCTTCAATAACTTGGTGGGCACCAGCGGATAGCCCTGCTATAATTGCTCCAGTAAGTAGTACCTCTCCACCTAGACAATATGATCCAGATGGAAACAACACTTGGATTAAAGATTTCCCATCATTACCAGCGACACCGGATCCTCTTGTAAATGGTTTTTTTGGTGATCAATCTTTCGGAAGAATTGAAGTAACAGAAGATGCTGACGTTACAATTTTTACTTCGTTTATACCTCTCGATCAAGGCGCTGGTGGTGATAATTTAGGTATTGTATCAATCTTACATGTATTTGCTGAAGATGGAGACTTTAACAACCCAGATGGAAGCTGTAGTGCTTCCGCTGGCAATCAGGTTACTAATTCTTCTCCATCAACCACTGGTACTAACTTTTTTGCAGCGCCGGCGGGGTGGGGTGAAAACACACCTAACAACACTAATAATGTTCAAACAATAGTTACAGTGTTTAATCAACCGCCTTACACTGGAAATCCTTATGTGCAGTTTAACTTAATAGCTACACCTTAATAGTAAAAGTAATAAAAAAAAAGTAATAATAAATAAATATGGCTACTATTTTAGAAGTAAAATACTTTAACAGCTATGTGCTTAAAAAGATGCTAGACACTACCTCGTTAACACCAAGGTGGAACGGCTCTTTTGGTATACCCGAAGATATAGGTGGTTTTCCTAGAACTGCAAACATAAGCAATGATGAAAGCTGGATAGTAGAAGAATCAAGAATTAGAGGTGGTTATAATAACACTTCTACTGATTATGGTGTTAGAGCTTATTTAGTTGAATTAGAACCAAACTCTAGTATTAAATTTAACTCTTTAATATACTCTGGTATATACAATTCTAGAACTGGGGTTAATGAAACTAACGTTTTTAGTGTAGCTGAAGAAATAACTAAAAGCTTAGATCCTGCAAATGGCTCTATACAAAAACTTTATGCAGAAGACACTAATTTGATTATATTTCAAGAGTTTAAGGTTAACAAAGCGTTGATAGATAAGGATGCTATATATTCCTCTGAAGGTGGTGGTTTACCTGTTAGCTCTCTTAAAACAGTTGTTGGGCAAATTGTGCCATACGGTGGAAATTTTGGTATAGGTAAACACCCTGAAAGTTTTGCTGTATATGGCTATAATAAATATTTTGTAGATCCAAACCAACACTCTGTGTTAAGATTAGGTGCTAATGGCATTGAGGAAATATCAAACACAGGTATGAATTCTTTCTTTAGAAGCGAAATAATAAACATAGACTCTACTAATTTTGGTAAAGGAAAAATTATAGGCGCTTGGGATATATATAATAAAGAATATGTGCTATCATTACAAGCTTCAAACCCTACTTTAGAATTAACAAATCCAACCTTGTCTTTTGATGAGAGAGCAAGTGGTTGGATAAGTTTCTATAGTTATAAGCCTAGTCAGTCATTTAGTATTAGAAACCAACATTATACTACATTTGAAGACAAGTTATACTTACATAATACACCAGATGGTATTTATAATAATTTCTACGGTGTTTCTACGGCTTCTTCAGTTGACTTTGTTTTTAATCCAATGCCTAGTAATTCAAAAGTATTTAACACTGTAAATTACGAAGGCACTAATGGTTGGCAAGTAAACTCTTTTTCATCAGATGAAACTGGACCTGGAACTTATGTGAGTACTAATGCTTTTGTAGTTGATACAACAGCTTTGGTTAGAAGTTACACAGAAGGTGCTTATGACTCAGCTGTACCTCCAAACACTGGATCGGCCGCTGTAGTTCAACCTATATTTAGAGCAGGTTTTGATAGAAAAGAAAATAAATACTGCGCCAATTTAATAAATAACACACCTATATCACAAGGTGAAATAATATTTGGAGATCAAATATCAGGAATAAAAGGATTTTTTGCAAATGTTAAAGTATCAACAGATGCAACCACAGATCCACAAGGATTTAAAGAGTTATTTGCAGTATCATCAAATTATACATTCGCAAGTGGATATTAATAATAAAAATAAAAAATTATGGGGTTGCCATTAATAATAGGAGGCGCTTTAAAAATAGCAGGAGGAATATTTGGTTCTAGAGCTGCAAAGCGTAGAGCTAGAGCGTTGGCTAGACAAGTTAGACAAGAAAGCGCTAAATTAAATAGACTAGAATCTAGTAGACAACAAATTATAAACCCTTATCAAGGTGTAGCTGATGTTTCTTATTTAGCTAAAGATTTATCTGGTAAAGTTACAAATCCTTTTGCTAATTTAAGTGTAGCTACAAAAGCAGCTGAAATACAAATGGAACAAAGTGATATTGCGTTAGCAAACACTCTAGATACATTAAGAGCTACAGGCGCTGGCGCAGGTGGCGCAACCGCTCTTGCTCAAGCTGCATTACAAAGCAAGCAAGGTGTTGCTGCTAGTATTGAAAGTCAAGAAGCTCAAAATGAAAAATTAAGAGCTCAAGGTCAACAACAAATGGAACAAGCTCAATTAGCTGATGCGCAGAGAATACAAGCAATTCAAGTGGCTGAAGCTGGTAGAGTACAGCAGTTAACTGGTCAAGGTGAACAGATTAGACAGCAAATGACAGAGACTAGAGAGCAAGATGCTATAAACTATCAAAGAAATAAATTAGCTGCATTAACAGGAGCTAAATCAAAAGCAGAAGCAGCATCTTCAAATGCTATGACAAATGCTATTGGAGGTTTAGGATCTGCGTTAATGGGAATGGGTCAATCATAATAACATGGAGAATAAAAATATAAGTACAAATCTTTTAATAAGACAGCTAAATCAGAGCAATGCACTTGGTTTTGACAAGAGATTTATAGCTAGCAACTACGATGTTAACTTTGACATATTAGGTAAAGCATTTAGACCTACAGGTAAAATATACGCCGCGTTAATGATGGCTATAGAAAATAATAACTGCACAACAGATAATTGTGAATATGAATATCAACAGTTAAAAATAATTAAAGAAGCACCAGCTAATGCTATTGAATTTTTATCTGAGGTTACATCTCAATTACAAATAACAGAAGATTCTAACTTTGATCCTAACAATAATTTTAAATATACTGTAGCAAACTCTATATTGACTGAAAAACCTGGTTTCTCTAAAACACATGGTTATGATGTAGTTTTAAACTTATTAGAAAACGGATCTCAAGAACTTATTTTTACAGGACCTTTATTTGAAGAACCTTTGGTTATAAATAGCTCTGCTATAACTATGTTAGCAGAAGCTGGCACCAGTATTGTAACTGCTACGCCTAACATAAATGAATTAATGTTAGCTTTATTACCTCAAATAGGTTTATTTGACGCTGAAGATATACAAGAAGACGGTGAATTAACACCTACAGCTAAAATATCAGAAGAGTTTGTACTTAAAAATCCTGATGGATCATTTGATTATGAGATAATTGACATTGGAAATGGTAAAGGTAGAAACGTATTACAGTACGATATGGATAAAATCACTAGAAAAGCTATGCCATTTATTGAAGCTGAAGTTGCTGGTCTATTATCTCAAGAACAAGAAGCTGTAGCTCTGTGGAACGTTTATATTGCAAAAGGAACAAGCGTTGCAGAAGATGCTGAAATGGTACAAAATGCTAATGCAGCATCTGAAAGCTGGAGTTATGAAGAAGACTTACCTTTAAGTCAAGATAAAAAAGTTTTATTTGAAAGAAAATATATAAGTTATTTTATGAACAATTATTTATCTCAATTTTTAACAAATCAATTACCTACCGTTGAAGAAGATGCTAGCGTTTTTGATTTAGAAGAAGCTAAAAAAGCTAAAGTAGACAAGTTCATGCAAGAAAACAACATTTAAATTTAATATAATGACTATACAAGATTGGGAAAAAAATAAAGCAGATTATTTCTTTTCAGTTCAAACGTTACCGCCAGAAGAAAGAAAACAAGCTTTACAACAATGGTTAGCTAGTAATCCTCAGCCTTCAGAACAAGCTGAAGTAGTAGAAGAAGAAGAGGTAAAGACAGAGGGTGCTGCAACCCAGGAGGATGCAGATGTAGCACCCACCGAACAACCGGAAGCATCCGAGAAACAAAGTACGGTATCCATTTTCGATCCGCGTTCTTTGGACTCACTATCACAAGACGTAGCTAATTTTGGTGCTAGTATACAATCACAACCTGTAGACAGAACTGAAGTAATAAATAATTACTTACAAAAAGAATACGAAGGTGTACCAAAAGCAGGTGAGATTATAGAGGCTAATGACTATCAATATAAATATGAAGCTGACGTAGATGATGAAGGAAATTTAAATTTACAGGTTTTATATAAAGGACCTGAAGATGAAGAGTTTATTAATGCTAGTGAAAAAGCTAGAAGCAACCCAAAGAATACAGCTCTTCAAAATGCTGAGGCATCTATATTGTCTCAGTTAGGTTTTTTACCTGAAGAAATACAAGAGCAGGCCGTTGCAATGATGCAACCTCAGCAAGCTCAACCTCAAGATTTTGATCCGTCAAGAGAAGGGATACAGTCTTTTGACGATGTATTATTCTACGATTATCTTACTAGAGAAACTAGAAGAGAGGCTGAAATAAGTTCATTGGGAGTTGAATTAGCTGAAGCTGACGTTGAAAAAGCCCAAGCTAGACTTGACGAGATAAAGAAAAAATATCCTGACGCTGATAAATATATAGAAGAGTTAAGAAAGCGAAAAGGTAACTACGAGTTAGAAAAAGCAAAAATACAAGAAAAAATAGATAATCTTCCAGCTGGAGAAGTAAAAAAATTAAAACAATATCAGCAAGAATTATCTGATTTAGAAGAAAAATATTCTGATGTTTCTTTACTTGAAGGCGCTAGTTTGAAAATAGATATAGATAAAAAATTAGCTGATTTAGAATCTGAAATATCTACTAGAGCCTATGAATCTTCTATAATAAAAGAAAAAGAAGAAGAAGAACCTAGTTATTTAAATCTACTTGGCGAAAAAATAAGATCAAATATACCTTCAGTTGAAGCTTTTGGTGGACCAATATCTGCAGGTGTTGGAACATTTGTTGCTGACGCTTTAGACCCAACAAATGTTGAAGCGCAAACTCAATTAGATTTTTATAATCAAGCTAAAGCTGCTTATGCTAAAAAAAATAATATAGATATATCTGAAGTAACCAATGAAATGGTTCAAGATGATGTTATAGACATGTATATTAAAAAATATACAGAAGAAGAAAAAGCTAAGCTTTATGAAGATATAGGTGACAAAGAATTAATTGAAAGTGATTTTGTTCTTTCTACAGTTTTAGGTGTTAAAAGTTTTGAAGATTTATTTGGTGATACAACTCAAGAGAAAAGAGAGAAATTAATAGCAGCTGTTAAAAATTTAGATTTAAAAAAAGAAACTGCCAAAATATACTTAGGAAGAGAAGCTGTTGCTTTTGATACAATGAAAAAAACTGGCTTAGCTTTAACAACATATTTTACAGAAGAAGAGGCTGCAGCTGCTAGAGAAAAAATTAGACTTTTAAATTTAGATATTAACGCTAATTATAATATAGTTGAAAAAGCTTTTGACAGTATTAGTGAAAAAACTAAAACAACTGAAGACGCTGAACTATTTAATGATTTATATTCTAGAAATTATGGTTGGCTAACAAACACCGCTGGCTCAATAGCCACGTCAACTGTAGATTTATTTCTTAATGGACTGTTAGAGCAAGCTACAAGATTTGGTATAACTGATTTTGTTTTAGCAGCTAATCCTTTTACGCCTAACCCAATTTTAGCTAAAAAACTTGGCGTGCCAACACAAGGTAGAATCGCTACTGAAGAAATAATAAGTAGTACTGAGGGTTTTATTCAAGCTATAAACCAAGAAATGGCTGTGCCTAAAAAGTTTAGTGAGCTCGAAAGCGGTCAGGATTTGGCTAGATTTTTGGGAACAACTTTTGGTCAGCAAGTGCCCATATATGCTGTGCTAGGTATGACTGGAGGAACTGGACTTGGTTTAATAGCTTTAGCTACGTCTGGTAACAAGTTTAGAGAAATGCAAAAAGAAGTAAATCTTGGTACTGCTGATTATAACATCTATCAAATGTATACTGTGGCTACTTTAACTGGTATTTCAGCAGCTGCAACAGAGTATATAACACAAGGTATGCTAGGAAGACTTAAGTTTTCATATCAAAACATCCCAGGTTTTAAAGCAGGCTTTAACGAAACAATGAAAGGCTTTTTAAGTAGTGCTGGTCGTTGGGCTAGAGACATGGGTGAAGAAATACCTAGTGAAATGCTTGATAATCTTGTGGGTAATATAGCTGATAGATATATTCTTGGCAAAAAAGATGTCAATGTGTTTGACAATATGGCAGAAACTGCTTTTAGCACTCTTTGGACAGCTGGTGTTGCTATTAGAATGCCGTTAATTGGAAAACAATTAGTAGCACCATTTAGAAGCAAACAATCTTATCAAGTTGTAGGCGAAAACACAGCAAGAATAAAAGAGCTAACTAACAAACTTAATACTGATAAAAATCTAGATGTTTCAGCGGTTAATCAGATTAAAGACGAAATAAATCAACTTGAAGTTGAAAATATGAAAGCATTAAAAGTCGAGTTCGATCGTCTTGACAAAATGACTAATGCTGAGAAAAAAGTTTTATTAGAAAACAAAGCTAAAGAATATGAAGTAAAAAGAGATATTCAATCTATATTAAACAATAAATCTATAGATGAAAAAACTAAAAAAACTCTTTTAGAATCAAAAAACAAACAACTTTATGATATAGGCACGTCATCTGCTAATGTATTAGCTAAATATGTTCTTGAAGAAAACAAGCAAAAGAACATGCCTAAAGTTGAACAAGACATTGAAACTGTTAAAAAGTTTGCTGGTGAAGACAATGTCACAGTAATAGACACAGAAGAAGAATTTGCTGAAAGAACTGGAAAACCAAAAGATGCTGATGCTTTTATAGACCCTGAAACTGGTCAAATATTTATAAACAAATCTTGGGCAGCTAAAGTTGGCGCCGTAACTGCTGGTAATCATGAGTTGCTACATAAAGTTATTAGAGCTAAAATGAGCTCTGACCCAGCGGCTGCAGTTCAACTTGTTGAAGACTTTAAAAATATTTTAAGCGACAAAGAACTATCGATAGTACAAAAGCGTATTGATGATAATTATCGTTATGTTAGAGATGAAAATGGCGTAATACAAAAAGACAGCGAAGGCAATCCTATAGAAAATGACATATCTGAATATGCTGAAGAGTATTTAACAGCGTACTCTGACGCTATAGGTAAAGGAGAGATAACTTGGTCTGATAACTTAAGTGAAAGCTTTTTAAGATTAGGTAAAAAACTTATAAACTTTCTTAAAGGCAAAGGTTTTGATCAAATAGAATTTAAAACTGGTAGAGATGTTTATAACTTTATAAGAGATTATCAAGCAAATATACAAAAAGGTAAGCTAACTGAAGCTGGTCAAAAAATGCTTACTGAGTCTGAGCAGTTTTTAGCAGACAGAGATAAAAAAGCTCAAGTTGAAGATGATAAACTATCAATAACTCAAAGAGGTCAAGAGTTTATAGATCTTACAAAAGAAGGAGTTTATACTAATGAAGATTTAGTTAGTATTATTAACTCTCCATCTTCAAATCAAACTGATAGGTTTGGAGCTATGGATGCTGTAGTTGAAAACAACTGGCCTGTAATTAGTAAAGGTCTTAAGTTTAATCCAACAGGTAGTATACCAATGGACGCTGTTAAAACAGCTGTAACTGAGCAAATGCAAGGTATATTTCCAGGTAGAAATAAAGAATTACTAGCTGATTTTAACGCTGATACAGCTCAGGTTAATACATATCTTGGGTCTTTAATGCGTCAGCGTCAAGCTGAAATATTAGAAAGAGCTAAGCAAATAGGTGGTGTAACACAAGAAGGCGCTAGTATTGACTCTGAAGCCGCTAAACAAGTTGTTGCTGAAGCTCCAACTACAACAACTACAAAAGAAACTAAAGTAGCTAAAAAACCTACAGAAACAGTAGAGTTTTCACAAGCACAAATAGAAAAAATAGGCGCTAAAGATAAAGCCGAAGTTGAAACAAGAATAACAGAAGCTACTAAAGATAGTTTTAAAAATCAAGATATTAAAACTTTTGGACAAACTAGAAACGTTCCTAAAGCTGTAGCAGATATATATGCTGGTATGTTTGGTTTAAATCCTCAAACTATAACTGATAAAACTAGAAACTATCAGAAGACAGATGCTGAAGGATTGACAACAGCTAAACAGTTTCTACTTAAAAACGCTAATAACGATTTTGCTAGATTGCCTAAAACTAAAGACGGTTTTGGTAAAGGTACTTTCCTGCCTAGAAACGTAGTAAATGCTTTGTATACTGATGGTAAGCTTACGGGTACTCTAAAAGATTATATGGATCTTATTAGACAAAAGCCTACTAAGCCAATATACAGGGATGCTGTTGGTCAAACAATACGAGGTTTATTAAATTTGCATATTAGAAATCGTATGTTTGAGGATTTAGTAACTACTACACCTGAAAGATTACGTGGTGGTGCTAAGTTTAGTATAACACAAAAGGTTAAGTTCGACAATAGAGATGGTATTGTCGTAATGAAAGAAATTGCCTCTGATTTTGCTAATAAAAATAAAATAAAAGTAGTTTTTGAAGATATAGAAATAAACGCTGATAATTTAAGTGCTAAAAATAAAACTCATAGAAAATATGTTCAAAATGCATTAGAGACTGAGTTGTGGAAATATATACCTATAGAAGCTATATCTAAAAGTTCTATTGTTGGTTATGGAAGTAAAGGGCAAAACTTCTTTTTTACACCTCAAGAAGCAGATGCTTCTATTAAAAAAGCAATACAAAATAGAAATAAATGGCTTAAAGATGGTAACGAGCTTTCTTATGACATTGAAAATCTTAAAAATGTTAAACAAGCTGTTTCAAGAAACAAACCAAAACCTAGCTTAAGAACCTATGATGGCTCTAGTAGAGCTGTAAATACTAAACAAAAAAAGAAAGTTAAAAACAATTATCAAGGTATAAAAGAAATATTAGAAGGTGGTGTTAACGCTATTGAATCTAATTCAGAAAACTATTTACCTTTATTAGCTATATTTGGAACTCAATCTCAATCAACATCACATGTTGTTAGAAACATGGCTGTAGATAGAGGCGCCACAAAAGATTTTGTTGAGGCTAAAAGAAAAAAAGAACGTACAGCTGATGAGCATGTAGATCCTTCTAACGAAATGGTTCCAGTTATGTACGCTTCTATGCTTTTTGATCAAGTCGATTTAGCTATGCCATTTATAGAAAATGTTTTCTTTCAAATTGGTATATCTAAATTACAAGATAATAAACTAGCTGATGTAAATGGTGAGTATGGAAAACCTTATAATTTTATTTCAAAGCAAGTACCGTTTTTCCAGCAGCAAGCTATAGAATATTTTAAAACTGGAGATAAATCAAAAATACCAAATGTTTTAGTTAGGTATTTTAATCCTCAAGTAAACAATAATGCAAATGATGGTACTCCTGGCTTTAATGCTAATGAAATGTTTATAGATGGTGAAAGCGTAGCTAAAACTTATATAAAAGAATTACCTATCTCTGATCAAAATCCAAACAATATATTTGTTCAAAACAATTTAATTTACAAAGTATTAACAGGTGAAATAACTAAGCAAAGAGCTATAAAAGAGCTTGATTTACAAATAAAAACAGGTAATAGTCAAGTTAAACCAGCTTTAATTAACAATAAAATGCAACCTGCAACTTTAGAATTAAAAGGTGAAAATGCAAAGTTTAGCAAGACTGTTGTTAATGAGCTTGGTATGCTAGATAATGCATTAAATCAAGCTAGAAAACCTGATGCTCCGGTTAAAAAGATTAGAGTATTTGACTTTGACGATACACTAGCTAAATCAAAAAGCAAAGTGTTATATACTGTGCCAAACGTAGAAGGTGGATTTAGCGAAGGTGCTACAAACTTAAAAGCTATATTTATGGTCGGTGGTCCTGGCGCTGGTAAAACAAATGTTGGTAAAGGATTACAACTTGGTAGACGTGGTTACAAAGTAGTTAATCAAGATATAGCATTAGAAGCAATGAAAGCTGAAGCTGGATTACCAGCTAAAGAATCTGATTACACTGCAGAGCAAAGATCCACAAGATCAAAACTTGGTGCTGCCGCTAGAAAAGCTGCTGTAGCTAAGTTTGATAAATATGCTGCCGCAGGTAATGGCATGGTTATAGACGGTACAGGCGCTTCTTATAATGCTACTACTAAGAAAATAAAAGCCTTAGAAGATCTTGGCTATGAAGTGCATATGGTTGTTGCTACTACACCGCTTGAAACAGCTATTGAAAGAAACAAAGCTAGAGCAGAAAGATCTTTACCTGATTTTGTAGTAAAGAAAACTTATGAAAATGTTCAAGAAAGCTTAAAAAAATATAGAGAAGATTTTGGCGATCGTTTGTACGAGATTAATACAGAGACTATAGAATATGGTAAACCATTACCTAATGAGTTTTTACAGCAAGTTTACAATGGTATAAACAGAAATAAGGTTGGTAAAGTTGACGCAAGTAACTTCGCTACCGAGTATGATGTTCTAGAAAGTCAAGGCGCAGAGTTTGATTTTAGAGAGTTTAGTAGAGTAATTGAAGGTGAAAAAGGACCGTTGTTTAGTGTTGCTGAAAAAATAGCTGCAGCAAGAGGTACTGAAGATATATTTATATTAACAGCAAGACCTGCTGATGCCGCTAAACCTATACAGGAGTTTATGAAAGCTAATGGTATTGACATACCTTTGAAAAACATAACAGGTTTAGGTGATGGTACTGCTGCTGCAAAAGGTAGATGGATAGCTGGTAAAGCTGCTGAAGGTTATAACGACTTTTACTTTGCTGATGATGCTATAAAAAATGTTCAAGCTGTTAAAGACGTGCTTAGTCAAGTAGATGTTAAATCAAAAGTTCAACAAGCTAAATTTAGTAACACTAAAAATTTTGATAGAATATTTAACGATATAATTGAAGCTAAAACAGGTATTGAATCTTATAAACAGTTTTCTGCGGCCAAGGCTAAAACAGTTGGTGCTAGCAAAGGTAAATTTGATTTCTTAATACCTCCATCAGCAGAAGACTTTGTTGGATTACTTTACAAAACGTTAAGTAAAGGTAAGGTTGGTGATGCTCAAATGGCTTTCTATAAAGAAAACCTAATTGATCCTTATAATAGAGCTGAAATGGCTATATCACAAGCTAAAGTTGCAGCTGGTAGAGATTACAAAGCTTTAAAGAAACAATTTAAAAATATACCAAAAACTTTAGAAAAACAAACTGGTATAGCTAAATACTCTTATCAACACGCTATAAGAACTTACATATGGGACAGTCAAGGATTAGAAGTTCCAGGACTTTCTAAGCGTGATCAAAAAAGGTTGACAGACTTTATTAAAGCAGACCCAGAATTACAGGCGTTTGCTGATCAACTTGTTAATTTACAAAAAGGTAAACCATATCCAAAACCAGGTAAAAACTGGACAGCTGGTAATATTACTACAGATGTTATATCTGGTATTAACAAAGTCAATAGAGCAGAGTATTTACAAGAGTGGCAAGAAAATGTAGATATTATATTCTCTGAAAAGAATATGAACAAGCTTGAGGCTGCTTTTGGTGCTAAGTATGTTGAAGCATTGAAAGATTCGCTCAGAGCAATGAAAAGTGGTAGCAATAGACCGTTAGGTGGTGATAGAATTTCTAATCAAATATTAGACTGGTTAAACAACTCTGTCGGTGCTATAATGTTCTTACACACAAAATCTGCTGTTTTACAGACAATATCATCGGTAAACTTTATAAATTGGGGTGATAATAACCTATATGCAGCCGGTAAAGCGTTTGTTAATCAAAAGCAATACTGGAAAGACTTTTTAACACTTATGAACTCTGACTATTTACTTGAAAGACGAGATGGTCTTAAAATTAATGTAAGTGAATCTGAAATAGCTGACGCTGTTGAGGGTAGTGACAATAAAGTTAACGCTGCTATATCATACTTACTTAATAAAGGTTTTGTATTTACTAGATACGCAGATAGTTTTGCTATTGCTTCTGGTGGTGCTACATTTTATAGAAATAGAATAGAATCTTTGGTTAAACAAGGCATGGACAGAAAGCTAGCAGAGCAACAAGCTTTTGAAGACTTTAGATTAATAGCTGAAGAAAATCAGCAGTCTAGTAGTCCAATGCGTATTAGTCAGCAGCAAAGATCTTTGATAGGTCGTATTGTGCTTCAGTTTGGTAACACACAACTTCAGTATGTACGTATACAAAAAAGAGCTGTACTAGACTTAATAAACGGTAGAGGTGATTGGAGAACTAATGTATCTAAAATAGTTTATTACGGTGCTATTCAAAACTTATTGTTTAATGCACTGCAAAGTGGTTTAGCTTGGGCGTTATTTGATGACGATGAAGATGATGATGAAGAAAAAGCAGAACTAACCAAAAAGAATAAAGAGGAAAAGCTTACAAGAACATTAAATGGTGCTATTGATTCACAGTTAAAAGGTCTTGGTATTCAAGGTGCTGTTATCGCTGGTGTTAAAAACGCTTTATTAACTATAGCTGAGGAAGCAGATAAAAAATCACCTAAGTTTGAAGAGGCTCTTGATGATTTGCTAAATATAGCTCCATCACTTGGGTCTAAAATTAGAAAATTAAAATCAGCTACTAGAACTGTTTCTTGGAATCGTAAAGAAATAAAAGAAAAAGGATTTAGTTTAGATAATCCAGCTTATTTAGCAGGAGCACAAACAATATCAGCTTTATTTAACATACCATTAGACAAAGCTGTTATGAAGATGAACAACATGCGTAACATATTAAATCCTGCTACTGAAAACTGGCAGAAAGTTGCATTAACTTTAGGTTGGTCTACCTGGGATGTTGGATTACCATACTTTGGTTTAGCTGAAGCAGAGCCAGTATTAACTGAAACACAGAAACAAGTTAAAAAATTATTTAATCTTAGTAAGTCTGATCAAGTTAAAATGCTTCTAGATTTAGGATTAACTAAAAAAGAAATTAGAGCATTAACAAAAGAAGAACAAAGAGTTGATCAAATTATAAAATTACAAAATAAAAAGAAAGATGGCAAAGATAAACCCTAAAACAGCTAAAGCAATTTATAAAGCTGGTATGAAAGCTAATAAAGAAAAAATAGCTCAAGAGCGCTATGGTGAATTTGGGTTTGATACTTTAACATATGATCAGCAGCAAGAAGTTTACAAAAACTATCCTAAGCTACCTAAAAGTAAAAAAGATAAAGCATCTGATTTTAAAACACCTATGAATATGAAAAAACAAAAAAACAAAAAAGTTAGAGATACTATTAGAATTAATAAACCTAGCAAGATTTACAAACCAGGCGATTACGTTACAGAAGATGACTTCGAAGCGCAATTTAAAAAAATAGAAGGTGATTCTTCTACTTTTCCACAATATTCTGTTGAAGACTATTCTACAATAAAAGTAGATAAAAAAGGACCTTATGTTGTTAAGGAGTCTGGAATAAATATGGGATCACCACTTTATAAAAAAATGTTAACACCTGTTTCGCCGTTTAATAAAAGCCGTTGTTGGACTGGATATGAGCCAGTTCCAGGTAAAAAACCTTATAGCAAAGGAAGCTGTAGAAAAAAATAATTATGAATATATCAGATATTAAACTATACGCAATGAACGCAGGAACGTTAGGCGTTACAACATTTACACAAATAGAAGACAGTTTGAAAATACTATTGTTAATTGTTACTATAGGATATACTGTATCCAAGTGGATACACATAAAAAGAAATGAGGGCAATAAATAAAATAATCATACATTGCTCAGCCACTAAAGAAGGTAATAATGTTACTGCATCAACTATTGATCAGTGGCATAAAAATCGTGGTTGGAAGGGTATAGGTTATCATTATGTCGTAGCAATTGACGGTAGTATAGAGTATGGTCGTAGTATATACGAAACAGGCGCTCATGTAAAAAATCAAAATGAAGGTTCAATAGGCATTTGTTATATAGGAGGTTTAGGACCATCTATGGAACCCAAAGATACAAGAACACCAGAGCAAAAAGAAAGTTTATTACTACTGCTTAAAACATTAAAGAAAATGCATCCTGAAGCTACAATACACGGCCACAATGAATTTTCAGCAAAATCTTGCCCTTGTTTTAACGCTTACGAAGAATATTGTAATATATAGATTATGGCATATAAATCACCAATTAATATAAAAGAAAAAGCTTACGAAAAGCAAAATAGAAAAATGCGCTCAGAATATACATCTGAGACAGGTAAAAAACTAGGTAAAAGATTAACTAAAGGAACTAACAAACGTAGAGTTTCTTTTGCTTGTAGATTTGCTGGTATGGCTGGGGCGATGAAAGATGCTAAAGGTGAACCAACAAAGAAGGCAATGGCTTTAAAAAAATGGGGTTTTGGTAGCGTAGAAGCTGCTAGAAACTTTTGTCAAAAACATAAATCAAAAAAATAAAATGAACGCATCAAAATTCTCTGGACCTTTTATGAAAAAAAGTCCTATCGACAAAAAATTAGTAGGTAAACAACATAGGTTACCTGAAGAGTTAAAAGAAAAAATACTAGCAGCACCTGAAGATAGTCCTGCTAAAAACATAGATCCTAAATTAGCTAAAAAAATGGCTGACAAAGTGCAACAAGTTGGAAGATATAGAGACTATGTTGAAAAGAAAGAAAAAGGATACATGGACGAAGAAGATGGTTTTATAAAAGGAGATCCATCTAAAACTGTATCGTTTGATCGGTTTGCTATATCAGAAGAAATAGCTAAAGGTGGGAAAGCTGGAAGTAAAGCTGTAAAACATTACTACGCGAATAAAGATGATTACAGTGGTTATATGCCTGAAGAAAAAAGACAAGCTGTTAAAAAAGGTTTAAATATAAAATAATTATGGGAAAGTTTTTTATAAAATTAGGAAATAAAATTATACAACTAAACGAATACTTAAAAAGTCAATGGAACTCGTTTCTTTATAAGTTGATGTTTAAAAAACAAAAATAAAAGTTATGGCTTTTTCAAATAGATTTATGAATAATAGTCCTTTTAGAAAAGAAGAAGACACTAAAAATCAAGACGATTTACAATATACAAATAAACAAGACTCTGGTATGTCTGATGCTGAATATGCTAAGTATTTTAGTGAAGGATCTATTCATAGACCTAACCTAGAAGAAGTTGATTTAGGAGTTGTTAGAGCTAATAAAAAAATTGGTGAAAGCTCTATAGTGGACACGTCTAAAGGATCTAGTTTTCCAACTGGAGCTAGTGTAGAAACAATTAAACAATGGTATGCTAATAATCCTCCAAAAGATACTATTACAAAAGTAGAAGGTAAAAAAGGTTTATCAGGAATGGTAGAGGGTGCTAAAGATTTTGTTCAAAATTTAAAAACAGTAGCTGGAAATCCTTTTGATGCGGCAAGAGCTATTGTCAGAACAGACGATAGTGGTGGTGATTTTCCAACAAGTGTTCAAGATCTTCAAGCTCTTAGAGATTTAGCTGATAGAGATGATGGAAGTGAAAGTAGTGAGCAAGCTAAAAGTATACTTTCAAGATCTTCAGGATTTAATGTGGCTTCTGCTATGTTAGGTCCAGCGTTAACTGCTCAAACTTTTTTAGATTTAGCAACTGGAGATCCAACCGCAGCTGCTTTAGGTAAAGCTAAAAAATTAAAACCTATAGCTAAAACTCTTAAAAAATCTAACATTGGTCAATTAATAAAAGGAGGCGTTTTGCCAGCAGCATATATAGGATATAAAGGATATAAACAAAGTAAAAAATTAAAATAACATGAAACCATTTACATCAAAGCATTGCACACCAATATTCTACGGAAGTCCTCTTAATCAAAAAGATGACAAAAAGAAAAAAGAAAAAAAAGACGATACGTTTAAGTATTTAAAAGGTTTTGTTTCTTCAGCAGAACGATCTAAAAAAGATAATACTAAAACTTCTACAGAAGATTTTTATAAAAGAAAAAGAGAATTAGAAGCTAAAAATAGTCCTTTAGATATTAGAAGATCTATGGAAGCTAAAGTAGTAGCATCTAAACAAAAAGCAAATAAAGAAAGAGCTAGAAAAGCTGGAAATTTAGGAAGAAAAACAACTCGTTGCGCAAGTGGAAAACCTTGCAAGGGAGGAGGTCATTAAATAAGGAACAAAAATAAAATGGGCGTACCATACCCAAAAGTTCCTGTAACCAAGAAGGGGAAGTCGTAAGACCTCCCCTTTTTTAATTATCCATCACAAGCCAAACAATCTTCACTCATTGCTTGTTGTGCTATATCTCCACGAAGCACTGACTCTGTCCTCGTATAATATAAAGTTTTAATACCGTTTTTCCATGCTTGCATGT